CTTAGGAATTACAAACTTACTTAGTAAACCGCTTCGATATTGCCGGATTATTATCCAGAACCGAGAACGGTTCCACTGCACTTTGAGTCCAGGGATATTTGCCAGGACCTGCAAGTATATCGGATACGTTAATCGTCACCGTTTCCTGCACCATTGCCGTATCCGATGCATAGGACACGGAGTAATCAGAAATCCAGCATGCCTCATAAAATGTCACAATTGCATACTGGCTATTGAGCCCTTTTTCATCCAAAGAATCTTTCGTTACCTGATTGACATTCGGAGCAACACTCCCATCAGTCATCCCTGCCGCCAGGGCGCTGAAAACAAGCTCCTGCCGGATATCAAACGGCCAACGATGATGCTTCAAAGACCGTGCTATACCATCCATTCCACCTTTATAGCCAAACACCTGGAAAATGTTCGCCAGATATAAAGCCGTACGGGTAACCGATATCGTCATCGGATCTGTAACCCCGGGCACCAACTCAGCAACCTGGTCTCCAAAACCAATCCCGCGTATGGGTTCTATCGTGCGTGCCTCAGATGGATCAAACGTTGCAATCACACCTATTTGCACTTGTGTACCAGTAGAATTATATGCAAAGATACGGTTTTTCGAACTGATTACCGAGAGGGTGTTGGGAGTTACACCTTTTCTGAAAATGTAACTATCTGTATCGCGAGCCATGAATTCCTCCCTTTAGATTTATCAAATAATCTCTCACTCACATTTCGAGTAAGAGCAATAATTACTGAAACAGTTTATCGAGCTCTTCCTTGTCGGCCGCGGTCAGCTCAACTTCATCCAGAGATGCCGAACCAAGATCCATCTCGATACCGTCAACCATACCCAGAATGTCCGTATTCACTTTCGATTTCTTGGCCTCGATATCTTCCACATCATCCTTTTTCTTGGCCTCTACTTCTTCGTCGTCTTTCTTTTTGGAAGCGGATGCCTCATCCTCATCGTCCTTTTTCTTGGCCTCGACGTCTTCGTCGTCGTCTTTTTTCTTGGCCTCGACGTCTTCGTCGTCTTTCTTTTTGGAAGCGGATGCCTCATCCTCATCGTCTTTTTTCTTGGCCTCTACTTCTTCGTCGTCTTTCTTTTTGGAAGCGGATGCCTCATCCTCATCGTCTTTTTTCTTGGCCTCGATGTCTTCCTCGTCATCCTTTTTCTTAGCCTCTTTTTCATCCGGAATCACATCATCTTTTTTCTCATCGTCTGCATCACTCGTCCCGCAAACATCCTCGACAAGAGCAAGAGCGACAGCCTCAGAAGCAGCCTTTGTCCAGAAATCCTCACTGGCCTTTTTCTTTTTGCCGTCTTTATCTTCCTTCTTATCTTCTTTGCCGATACCTTTTTTACCGCATTTAATGCAGTAACCAGTCTGCTTCATGACTTTTTTATTCCCGCATTTCGGGCAGGTCACGAACTCAACTTTTTTCTTCGCCGTACGAGTTTCGAATTCCTCGTCCGCCATTTTCGATACTGTATATGCCATAGCTCTCAGACCTTCGCCGATTGGATCTGTCTCGTCGAAATTCTGAGAGAGGACATCTAAACTTGCTATGATAGTCTTGCGATCCATTATACTTGCCTCCCTTTGAGTTAGTTGTCTATTTTTTGTAGGATAAAAATCGGAATTTCTATTTTCTTTCCCATAAGCCTGCAATGATTCGGCTTTCGCCTTTTCAAAACTTCCGTTGTCAAGACGTTCTTCTGGACGAAAGTACATACGCTTTTCAACCGGAATGGTCGTGGGATCAAAAAGAAATTCCAGAATGTTATTTGCAATTTTTTTAGAATTCATAAAAACTTTCTTTATAAAGGCCCGGTCGGACCCGGGCCCTCATTATGGACTATCCCTTATACACTGCTACGAAGGTTAAATGTGATCACGATCCACAACAGCGGAAAAATCGGTGCATAAAACGCCTGCACATTAACGATCGTAGGATCATTCGGATCCTGCACCGCAGTCACGTTGTTGTACGCCGTGATAATCTGAGCCTGCTGCAGAGCCGATAAATAAGATGTCAGGGTCGACACTATCTCTGAGGTCCTCTGCGTAAGCAACTTCGTTCCAATGTATGAACTCAATATCGACCGGGCGCCTCTCTGCACAAAGTCCTTTGTACGGATAATCGAAGGTGTCCTGGTCAACACGGATGAAGTATCCGTAGTCAAACCAAACTTAATCTGAATCCCCGCAGCCAACTCTTCGAGAAGAGTTATACCTGCATTCGCGGTCTGGGCCGCAGTCACGGAATCTAACCGACGATACAGTCGGGAAATTCCAGTGATCGGCTTCTTGGTAATCGGTTCCGCCACATCAAAAGCCGGCGAAACATCACGGCCAGCAACCGCTGCTGCGAGCATTGAACCATCAACCAGATACTCCACATCATTACCAAGTGCATCCGTCAGTGTGGTTATTCCACCATCAGGATAAATTGCGATCATACGCTCACAATTAATTGCCTTGGCATATACCTGGGCAGTCGTCGGGCTGGTATTAATCGGGAACCCGAAATAAGACATATGCTCGTTACCGTACCGAAGCCCTGACTGGATAATGTTCGAACTCTTCAAATATGTAATCACATTGGACGAGGTGGTCACAGGCTCGATAAGGGCTGGACGAATATCACCAGCCATAGGCTGATTGAAATAGTCGATACCAGCAATGTATCTTGAATCAGGAGCATCAGTTCCTCCAACAGTCTTCTCGATCTGTAGAAGAATGATAGCCGTGGCGCCATTAAGAAACGCCAGATGAGCCGCGAGACCCAGTTTGTTATTGATACTCAAAGAACCCGTACTCGCAAAGACGTCTGCCTCATTTGTGTAAATTGTGGCCTGAGTCAGACCATTAGCATCGTACTGCTTGGACTTCTCATAAGAAACGTAATAGAAATCTCCCGTATTCGGCTCGGAGCCACTACGAGCGTAGGTATTAATTATCCCTGTATCTCCAGGCTTGATCCCTGCCGTTGTAGTCACAGTAACTTTCAAACCTGGAATGGCTCGAGTTGGCGTAGCTGAAACATCAATATAAGGGGTCACGTTATAACCGATATGATCACTAACTGCATACGTCAGTCCCGTTCGACTATTTAGAGTTACCCGAAAACCGGTCTTTTTATCAATATAGGTCTGGTTCAGATATCCTGTATTGTCTCCGTTACTGCCTGTTCCTAAAGGAACATTAGACGTAACTATATAAGATGTGGGACTGTTAAACGTCAGCTCAACTTTCTCTTGCACTGCATACCCAGGAATAACCTGAAAATCATTGCCCGCATCAGATGCAATGAAATCTGGGTCTGCAACGGAAGTATCCGCTGAAGGCCCGGCGGGAATATATTGAACATCCATAGCAATACCAGAATTCGCCCCAGTAATCGTATAGACTCCGGTACCAATTCCACCCGAAGAAACATCCGTCAGAGTCCATACATCATCTCTGAAATTGTTTATGTATTCAGTGATGTAAACAGTTGTTCCAAGAGGAGCCCGAGTTTGATCGGAACTTTGATCTGTCCCAATCTGAACAGTTCCAGCAATTGCATTGACCTCAGTAATCGTAATAGCTGTAGCATCCGTTGGAGAAGTACCAAAAAAGGCCTTACCAGGAGTCGTCAGTTCACCAAGTAAAAGAGGATTCTCTGTCGGAATTGCCAGGCCTTCTCCCGTTACCGGTACTTGTTCAATGGCAAAAGTTACCTTCGTACTGTCCGGCACCGTTAATGAAGGCCGACGGAAATTTACATTATCATAAAGTTTTCCAATTATGAGATCATCATCAAAATAGGTATATCCAATAGTGTGTACACCAGAAGCAATTTGATAAGATTGCCCCCAATTGATCGTATTGAAATTCCCCGTAGTATCAAGAACAAAATCCGTTCCATTAATGAAATCGGATGTACCAGGAGCAAGTCCAATTTTATCGATGGCCACAACATAGGGCGAAGGAATAATATCAGCCGTATGCTGAAGCTCATTTGAATAATAAGTAACAAGAATCGTTTGCCCGTAGGTCGGAGCATAATTCAAAGAAAATTGCCCGCTATCACCATTCACGGCAAGGACTGTCCTAGTGGCCCCATCAACCGTAACGGAGAGATTAGTAGGATCCGTAGTCGTGGTTCCGCCATTATCCCCTTTAACAATAGGGTAAAAATGTGTTTGAAAAGTCGTTGTAACACCATCCGCCTGATCACTCACATCCTCATTGGTATGAAGATCATCACGACGTTTGAAATAATAGGAGATAATAACCGTATCCCCCATAGCGGGAATATTAACGAGATAAACCTCTCCGGTCACGCCATCAACAGAAGCAACGGGAACTGGATTCCCATTAATATATACCTTAATGCTATTGACATTTGATGTGGGTGTGCCTGTACCATCTCCAACGACGATCGGGAAAAATTTGACAAAGAAATTACGCATGCCTGGAACGTAATCTGGATCAGTAGACAGAAACTGCCAGGATACATCCTCAGTAACGGGATTATCCGCCATCCCACTCGATCCGCGGATCATCTCATAATTAGCAACTGGAATTGTGTCCGCAGCGACACCTATAAAAGCTGGAATACGAAGCTCGCCTGCAGCTGTAGCGGTAGGTGCTTGATCAAGTGTCTGTGTATAGACACCCGGAAACGCAAAACTTGGAAAGGGACCGATACCCATATTTATACCTCCGATAAGGTTTGTTTCTCAACATTTGTTCTTTTGTGATTTGGATTTGATTTGGATTTAAACTTAATTTTATTTGGTATATGTATTTTTGAGAAACAACCCAGACCTTAAAAAGCGCCAGCTTCGGTAAACTGTTCCTGGCCTTTTTTGACCCTTTCCTGTCTGTGTTTTTGTAAAGCCACCGTGTACTCTTGTCTCTTTTCTTTCTGTACTTTATCCCCAAGCCCCATCACGGGCATATATTTTCCATCTTCTGTTTTCGGAAGGTCTACAACCTTTAACTCTTTCTCTCCACGCCTTTTTGACTGTGCATCATAATGCATCTGCCAGCGCTTGTCAGCTTCCCGGCCTATGGTCAGATCGACTGGTTCAGTCCCAGTCCCGCCTGCCATAACCGAAGCAAAACGACTCATTTTTCTTTCCGCGACCGCACCACACTTTTTGCACGACCGTGATTCACTGTCCTCTTTAATACCGACGAGATCCTCGAATTCACACCCACATGATTTGCATACATATTCGTATAATGGCATCTGGATTTTTCCTTTCAAAGGATATAAATTAACTGCGTCTATTAAAAGATTATTAGGTCAGCCTTTCATAACCAATAACCGGCGTTTTCAACACAGGCGATAAAGATGGAATCAAAATAATCTTTTTTAATCTAACGTAATACACATAAGGAACGAAGCTCTGCCACTCCGTCTGGACATTGATTACAACCGAGGATTCATAGTATAAATCCCCCGTAGTTTCAATGTGCATCTCCTCTGATTCACCTGTAGGTTCGACCGAATTCAATGTTATCCCTTGGAACTCCAAAACATTTTTCCGAATTCCCCATAATTGGGAAACAATATGATCCGCCATCTGAGCCATTTGTATCGGATCTTTCGCGATAACCGATACATCAAAAGTCATAGTCCAGTGTCCCCCATATATTTTGGCCTGTTGTTCTCGAAATTGAGAGACTATAATTACTTGCTGATCTCCTTTTTTCGCACGCCGGCCAATCGAAAGAACCACACCGGGAATAACAGTATGAAATTCCTGATATTCTTCAAAAGTATAGGGTCCATTATAATAATTCAGAGGTTGCCAATGATAATCCGCCAAAAGCAGACGATTTATAGGCAAAGGAAGTAAAAAGATTACCACTCCGGTTGTGTAATCAATGGAATAATCCACTCCCCGAACTAAAGTATCAAGAATTTGTCCACTCCTATACGCTATGTAAATATCTTCCGTATCCGTATCAATTTTGGAGTTCACACCGCCATTAGCCAGAGTCACCGAAGTCTCAGTCCCTGTCGTATTCGCTATACAAACCTCTTTCTCAACAACATATATCGGAGCAATCGTAAACTGATTATCCTCAATAAAATCAATCACATAAATCGCCGGTATCGAAATCCTTCGTTGATGGTACGAGATAAGGACCACAGCCCCAGCCGGCGGACTCGACGACATTAAAATAACCCCATTTTTTCCATCAACCGAATCTACATAATGGGGTCGGCCGTTCACTTTAAGCAAGACCTGACCCGGGTCATCGGCATAATGCGTTTCCCCGGGCCCCGCACAAATTGGGGCTGACGTTGTGAATTGTCGTTGCGTAGGCCCCAATTGAGAGGAAACATCTTCCGTGACATATTCCGTAACGTATCCTTCATTTTCCCTAACCCATTCAATGGCCAACCCGGGATAATTATCCTGGCGCCCTAGACGTATATGGGAAAAAAGATCCGACATGAAATTATCGGCCGAAAGACGTATTTGAGAAGCCGAAGCATTTTTAAAGACACAACCATATTGAATTCGTTCAGTATAGGGAAATTTATTATATACTTTAACTTTTTCATCAAATGCCGGATGGGCATCGAAAGCTTTTTCGACCTCATCCATGAACCTGCCTTTTACAGCATATAATAAATTTTGAAACATTATTTGTTTTCCATACCATATCTTTTTTCTTGGAATTTACCCGTCGCAGGTATCGCCCACATATTCCATGAAAAGATTGCAGCCCCACTTATAATACCACAGGTCGTGGCGATCATTGCCAAATACTCAAGGTACTTTCTCATAATTAGCCTCCTAACGCATTTTCAGTTAAAATCTCAGGTATCCTTTTGAACTCTTTATAGGATATTCGCAATAAAGGAATGGCTCTTTCAGTACAGTATTGGTTTTTTAAAGCATCGTGATGCTGTAATACCCTAAATTGTTCTTTAGCTTTTTCTTCCGAAATGCCATTAAACCTGACAGGTTTAAAATGCTGTTCCCCATCATACTCTATTAAAGAATTAAGGTGTTTAACGTAGAAATCAAACTCTAAAGATTTCCCACCTAATCCAAGTAAGTCGGGATAAGAAAAATGATGGTTAATTTCTATGTTTCTTTTTTTAAACCAATTAAGTATAATACGTTCCCCAATGGAGTGCTTACATAGAGGACACCCACACGAACGCATATGAGACCCAGGTCTTTGATAAAAATCCCCGTGGTCTTTACAAGTAATGCATACTTTTGTATTTGTGTTTTTATAAACTACCTTGGAATAGTCATACAGATTTTTATGTACTTCTTGAGATCTGTGAATAAATTCTTCTTTACCTAAAGAGCGATCATTAGATAACTGCTCATCACTACATTTTTTACAACCGGAGCCTAAAGAATGAGCTCCAGCTCTTTGTAAAAACTCCCCATGAATAGGGCATACTATACAAACCTTTTCTCTGCCGTTTGCTAAATCTTTTATTTTTGAATAATCGTACTTTCCTTCGCCGTGTATTGAATTTGAGTTTGATATAAATTCAGAAAGGGTTAATTTTTGAATATCGACAGAACATTTTTTGCACCCTGAGCCCTTTAAATGTTTAAAAGGCTCTTGATAAAATTTCCCGTGCGTTTTACATATTATAGTAACTTTACATTTAGATCCTTTATATTCTGTCACCGAGTAATCGTATTTCTCTCTTCCATGAATTTCAATAGACTTTTTTATAAAAACAGCAGTATTAATTTTTTTTTGAAAGTACGCTTTCATCGAGTTAAGTCTGCCACATTTTGGGCACCCAGCTCCTCTTAAGTGATTCCCAGAAATGACGTTAAATTCACCATGAATAGAGCATATAACGCAGACTTTTTCTCTGTGACCCCTGTAGAGTGCCTTTTCATAACTATATCTGCCATTATGTTTAATATTCGCTTTTTTTACAAACTGATCTAGTGTCAATCTCATACCATCTGCCACACATAAACTGCACCCTTTACCTTGTAAATGACTATTCGGTTTTTGAAAAAACTCCCCATGTACGGGACATACAATACAAACTTTTTTCCTAGTACTGACGTATATTACCTTAGAGTAATCATAGATAGCCCCATGAAGAGCTACGGCTTTTGAAATAAAGTCTTTATTTGTCAAACCTGGTTTTCTCAAGTTTTCATCAGCACATAACTTGCAACCCCCTCCACGGGTATGAATTACAGGTAATTGAATAAAATCCCCATGAATAGGGCATCCTATACGCACCTTTATTTCCGCATTAACATACGAAACTTTAGAGTAATTATAAAAGGAGCCATGCATAGCAACAGCATCCTCTATAAATTTCTCTGTGGTTTTCTTTATCGGCATCAGTCTTCTCTTATCTTTGGGGTTTATTTCCCTCGTCATAATTCATAGCTGCGACCAAAAGTCCTTGGGCTACCGCGTTCAACGGGGATGAAGCCATTTTTATCTCTGAGACCCGTATAGGGAACCTATCTTTAACGGTATTGAACCCTGCTTCAAAAAGCTCTTTAAATCCTTTAGGAAGAGATGTCCCTCCAGAAAGAACTATGGGGATAGCACTAGGCAAATCAATGCCTTGCTGTTTTGAAAACTCGGTTTTTATTGCATCCAATACCCTAAGAACAAGACTTTTGTAATAAATTATATATGCTTCCCGCTCTCTATATGTTTTAGGGTCCCCCTCATTAGGATCGAGAAGATTTATACCCCGTTCTTTCACGGATTGGGCTCGTCCGGCTGTGATGGCCGTCGATTTTGAGACCATTTCGTCAAGCCAGTCGCCGCTTCCAACCATAGAAAAAGACAGCGTCACCATAGTCTGATACATTAAACAAACGTTCAGCATTCCCGCGCCAGCACTGAGAGCAATGGCACTAAAATTTTCGGCGGCACAATTACTGTACACTATTGCGGCGGATTCTAGCATAGAAACAGGCTTATAGCCAAGCGAACTAATCAATTTAGAAAACATGGCAGTATGGTAGACTACATCAATTGAGTGATCTATAGGATTAGCTGGGATTGAATAAAAACAGGTCTCATTTGGGACAAGGGATCTACCTATAACCGTCTCCAGCAGCACTAAAAGTATCTTCTCAGCTTCAAATTCCCCAGGGCTTAAGACCCCCTTAGATAAGGGTCGACGACATTCTCTCTTAAACAGGTTTGCCAGTATTGGTGCCGAGTCCCCGCAAATATATAACTTATCTTCTGTTTCAATGTAATTAATTTTAGACATCTTCAACATGCTTTTTACACTAGGGTCGTTTTCAAGATCCAAAAAGGCATCCCGTATCGACTTACACTGAATTGTCCCATTATCGTCCTGTCTTGCTGATACTAAAAAACCAGTTCCGATATCTAATCCGCAAGAGCACATACTTCCTCCTCTGTAATTGATTTTATTTGTGATTCAATATCTATTTATTTAACCGTCTCAACGCTGCCAGGGCATCCTGCGTAGCACCAGACGACACCTCTGATTTTTTTGCTTCTACATTACTTATAAAACCTTCGGTCGAAACCGTTGGTATATATTCCGGGCCAACAAATTTGGCCGGGCTCTTGTCCGCGATAGCTGACGTACTCGACGTTGCATTTACCGTCATTTTTGACAACTCTTGTCGAACCACATCCACTATCAAAGGGGCTATATCTCTTACGGCCCCCTTCATATCTGGTTGTACTATCCCGGGAAGTATTTCTCGAATCGCGTCTTTAAAGTCTTGGGCACTTATGATTGAGCTTGAGACCCGCTCTCTTAAAAGATCCATCTCCGAGCCTCTAATCCCGTCATTTTGTTCCAGAACAACAATATTCCCCTTAATTTTTTCTCTTTTCAAGTCTTTAGACATATTATATTCAACATCTGAGTATTGCTTTATTTGCCGGTAATAAATGACATCATTAAGATCTTTAATTGGAATTCTCTCTGTCGAATTCCCCATAATTCTAACCATAAGTGCCCCATTAAAGACCTATCATTAAAAGATTATTACCTCTGGAAAATAAAAAGGAAGAAACCTTTACAGCTTCTTCCTTCAGGAACACACAGGAGACAAACAAAAATTAGAGCTTGTCGTAGTCAACGGAAGCGGTTTTATTATCCTCATCCGGCTCTTTATGACCAGGGCCACCGGGTTCTTTTGCTTCGTCATGCGGGGGCAGATCCTTCTCAGCCTTTGCGGCCTTATCAGGATCGTAGTAATACGGGGCACTGGCTTCAGTTTCGACATAAGCCATAACACCGTCACATGCCGGGCATTTGACCTTATCATTGATTGTGATATCGGCAACCGTTATGTTGTCGCCGGCTGTTTTGGCAGCTTCCTGGCGTTTCGCATTGATGCCGGAAAGAGTCGTAGTGTGATTACAAGAAGAGCACACGAACTTTGTAACATCCGCTGCGTCTTTTTCGATCTCATCAGCGATCTTAAGAAGTTCTTCAGCAGCTTTTTTTACATCCATAAAAGGCCTCCCTAAAAAGTATTGAAAATCCATTAAATTCATGAGCAATAAAAGATAATAGGAAGGCACGTATTAAAAGATAATTACAATGGAGCTTTAGATCTTTGCTGTAGCACTCTCTTTCCTGAACGAATGACTAATGCCACATAGTCTATTGCATGAAGACATTCTTTCCCTGATAGAATCACTGTGATCCCAGAAATATTTCAAATCTCCAGGCTTTTTCCAATGTCCACCAGAAAAAGGTTTGTTAAAGCACAAACCAAGACTCCCATATAAATCAACCATAATATTTCTTTCACCTGAATTGCATATGTGTTCAGAAGTGTTGTTCTTTTTTTCGGCAACGGATTTCAAATATTCCCTCACGATACCAATCCAGGAGAAATTAAGATTTAATTTATATTTTTCATTGGCCTTTTGGATTATAGCTACACACTCCTCATAATCTTTTATGTAGTTAACACCAAAAAAAGGATCGGAATAAGGATCTCGCGAAGCAGATCGGCGCCCGAACGTGGGCTGGATAACATTAAGCTTTAATTTATCAGCCTTTAGCGTATTAAGTACAAGATCATACATTTTATCCAGATCTCGATAATTTCTTTCACATAATATAGTCATCACATGTATTTTATTTTCAAATTTGGACAATTTATTTCTGGAAGAGACTAAGAAATTCACAGCATTTACTGCTTTGCTGAACGCCCCTTTAACACCTCTTGCCTCATCATTTATTTCTTCGACCGGGCTATCCAGAGATACGGTTATGTCAGTCGGGCCATGTAGCATAAACCGATCCGCAATATTTTCACTATCTATTGTGGAGCCATTCGTGACTGATAAGCAAGCTAGCTTTAATGCTCGACAGTGTGCCGTTATAGCAAAATAATCTTTTTCAAGGGTACTCTCCCCTCCACACAGCACAACGCTCCCCTTATTCGAAAAAGTCGAAAATTCCCTTATTATTTCTCTCTTTGTATTGACATCCGTTTCAATGGAAGAATCTTCTCTCCATCTTTCGAATGCACGCCCTTGATTCTTCCAATAATCGCAATGCACACACTTAAAATTACAATGCTTGGTCATATCGAGAAATAAAAATTGTGGAAGCATTAAATTATTACCTCATGTGATTGATGATTGAGCCTTGTAATTACGACGGGCGTTTTCTTCTGAATATCTGCCGATGTCCATGGCTCGGTTTCCGTTTTTCTTTTATTTATTCGCCTGGTTTTTTTAGAATCTTTATTTAAATGAAATTCAGTTTTTCTTTCTATGGTATGCTCGATATGAGAG